CGAATCCGAGAACGAAGTTGCGGTCGAGACGATCCTGCGGGTGTGGGCCCATGGTGAACACCGCCCCGGCGCTGGCCATCGGTGAGGCGGCGACCAGCTGCCATTTCATCTCCCAGGCGGTCCGGCTGATCTGATGCTGGTAGCCGACCATCCGGGACTCCCCGTCGACCACATGGTCGGTCAGGTCGGGGGGTTCCCAGTGGACGTGGACAATGTCGGAGACCGGTTGGGTGCCGAGAATCTGATCCCATACCACCCACGGTTCTTCGGCGATGTCGGGCCGCATGGTCACATCGTCGAGAGTGACCTGGGGGTAGGCGTACAGCTCGAGGACGAAACTGGCCCACTCCCCGGCCTGGGTGTCGTCTTCGAGACCGAGGTCGGTCCGTTTGTAGTCGTATTGGCCGTACCGGTCGACCGACGACTGGGCGATAGCGGTCTGGGTGGTCCCGCCGGACCGGGCGGCGAACACTGCATTCCGCATCTGCCGGTCCAACGCCGACGGGGAGGCGTCGATGAGAACATCATGTCCGTCGTCGAGGTCGCAGCCGAGATGGACCGCCGGGTCGGGAACGGTCGTCCAGACGGTCCGGTCCAACCAGCGGAGCTCCCCGCGGGGGGTGAAGTGGATGTAGCCGAGCTCGTCGTCGAGAGTCCGGTTGACCAGCTCCCACGCCGACTGGGCCAATGTTGTGGCTTGCAGGGTGGCCACTCCGGGCCCGGGTGAGAGGACGGTGCCGTCCCATCCGAAGTAGGTGACGATCCGGTCGATCCGCTCCTCGGTCGTATCCCCAGCACCGACCGGAGCTACTTCGGGACGGTCCATGCGAACGAAGTTCTTGGTGGCGTCGGTGGCGATCAGGGTGGTCTGTCGGTTCCACGGATGGGGGGTCCAATCCTGAGCCCACGAATCCGCCGTTCCGGTGAACAGCCAGTGTGTGGTCCAGGTCCCGTCGGCCGGGTCGACGACTTCGGCGAAGACTTCGATCGGAGTGCCCGGAGTGAGCCGGGACCGTCCGCCGAACATGAAGCCGGGGCCCGGATGGACCGGGTCGTAGATGCCTTCGGGGTCGGCGATCACCGCTGTGAGGGTGGCCGCATCCGGCTTGGAAAATATGCCTTGCGATGTGGATGCGCCGGCGCTGATTTCCAGGCTGAGGATGTCGCAGGCCAGGTCGATCCAGAGGGTGCCGCCGGGGCCGGGTTCCCCGCCGCCCATCACGTTGCCGGCGTCGAGCCGGTCGTAATCATGCTGGCCGATGTGGAAGGTGTTGCCTGAGCCGATGGCGGCCCGGACGAACAGCTTCGTATAGCCACCCCAGTCGGGGGAGACAGTCCCTCCGGGTGTATCGGAGGGCCAGGCCATGTCCGGTGTCCACGGCGGCATCAGGTGACCGCCCGTACTGGAATGTCGAGCGGGCCGTTACGGGAGCTGTATCCGCGGAGGGCGTTGACGACGGCCCGTTGCAGTTCCGGAGCGTCAGCACCGAGCCCGGTAGTGGTGACGTTGATGTTGATCGTGGTCGGTGCTCCCAGCCCGCCGATCCCTCCCCGGCCGGCGGCGAGCGTCCCGCCGGAGATGGCCAGGTTGCGTGAGCCGAGATAACCGGCCACGCCCGTCCACCCGGACCGGAGCCCGGATTCGAGACCGCCCATGATCAGTTTCCCGGCGCCGACGAGAAGCCGGGCGTCGTGGGCGGGTGGACCTTTCAGATCGGCGATCTTGTCCCCTAGCCCGCCGATCCATCCGGTCACGTTCGACCACATGTCTTTGAGGCCGTCCCAGAGCCCTTGGATGATCTTCTTGCCGATGTCGTAGAGCCAGCGGCCGGCGTTGGCGTAGAAGCCGAGGATCCGGTCGAGCATTCCGCCGACCCAGTCGGTGACCGTGTTCCAACCATCCTTTATCCCGTCGAGTAGCCCGCTGATGATGTTCTTCCCGGCTGAGACCAGCCATGAGACCGCCGAGGTGAAGAATCCGAGCACCTTGTCTTTGAGTCCGGTGATCGTTCCCCACAGGTCCGAGAAGAACCCGGCGATGGCGTCGATCGCGACCGAGATTGCGTCTTTGATCGCCGACCAGGCGGCTTTGGTAGCGGCGACGATGTTGTCCCAGTTCTTGATGACCAGGATGACGACGGCGATGAGGGCGACGATGGCGGCGATGACCAGGCCGATCGGGTTCAAGACGAGGGTGCCGTTGAGGATCATCTGCCACATGTTCCACAGCTTCAAGGCGCCGACCAGGACCACCACCGCGCCGGCCAGCGGCAACAGCCAGTCGATGTTCTCGGCGAGGAACCCGGCGATGATCTGGAGGATCGGAGCGATCGCTTCGAGGATGGGCAGGAGCACACCTCCGACCGCTTCGGACACTTCCCCGAAGGAGACGGCCATCTTCTCCGATGAGGTGGCGGTCGCCTCCGCGGTGCCGCCAACCTTTCCCTCGAGGATGTCCAGGACGGCGGCCTGAGCGCCGGCTACGTCCCCGGCTTCGGCCATCCCGGTGATCAGCTCCCTCTGAGAGTCGGTGAGCGGGCCGGTCAGCTTCTGGAGTTTCCCGAGGCCTTCGGCCGGGTCCTGGAGGATCTTGCCGAGGGTGGCCGCGTTCCCTTCCAGGGTGCCGAACCCGGCGGCCGCCAGGTCAGCAGCCGCGGTGGTGGCCCGGTCGAACACACCGGACGCGCGGGCCGTCTCATCGGAGACGGCGGCGAAGCTGGCGAGCTGGGTTTGGGCGGCCAGGATCAGCTCGTCTTCGACGCCGATCATGGCGGACAGTTCGGAGGCGTAGTCGGCTGCGTCCTGGGCGGCCGTCCCCGAGGCGTCGCCCATGTTCCGGAACACGGTTTCCAGTCCGGCCATCGCCGAGGCTGACTCTTCAGCCGCGCCGACCGCTTCCTTGCCGAACGAGACGACAGCACCCACGGCGAGGGCGCCGCCGATCGCCCCGGCCATCCCGGACAGTTGTCCGCCGGTCGTCTTGGCGGTGTCGCCGACCTGGCCCATCGCCGTGGTCGCCTTCTTGGCGTCGGCGATGATGTCGATGCGGAGGGTGGCGGGGACTGCCATCTACCGTCTCGCCTTCCGGTTGATCTCGTCGATCAGTTCGACCGCGGTGAGAAGCGCCCTGGGGTCGTCCAGCCAGTCAGAGACGGTGCCGCCCCATCCGATGGTGACCGCGGTGGCCATCCGGCCTAGAGATCCTTCTGGGTAGGGTCCAACGGCTCCCCTTCGTCGATCGCGGTGGGCATGGCGTCGAGGACTTCGAGGAAGGCGTCGTAGTTGAGGGGCACGTTGATGATCTCGCTGCGGATCAGAGCGTTGTGACAGACCCGGAACAGGGCGCCGGCGGTCTGCAGCTCGTCGAAGGGGATCGACGCCCAATCCCGGGCGTGGGTGTCGACGGTGACCGGATCCTCCCCTTTGATCTTCACACTCAGTTTCTGCCAGGCCATGTCAGGCTCCTTTCACGTCGTCGAGGGTCTTCTGGACGTCCTTCTGGTAGGCCTCCTCCCACGAGGGGCGGGTGGCTTCGGCGGCCTCGACGAGGAACGGTTCGGGTTCGATGTTTCGTGCCGGCCAGCCCCAGTGGATGACCGGGGCGTAGACCAGGTCCGAACCGACGACCGTCTGATTCGGCCCGACGCCGGCGACGATCGAGGAGGAGAGCCGGCCGGTCCGTCTCGGCGCCCGCCGGCCGGCCTCGGCGGCCACCAGGTCTCCAGTGGCGGTCGCTGCGTCCTCCAGGTTGGCCAGTTCGTCGGTCGCCTGACCCATGGTGCGGAGAAACCGGTCGAGGCCCTCTATCCGAACCTGGGGCCGGTCGGCCATTTACGCCCCGGCGAGGATCCGGTCGACCAGCTCCGCCTTTGTGCCCGACGTGGACAGACCCGCCTCGGAAGCGATCGCCTGCAGCTCGTTCACGGTCAGGGCCTCCAGCTCCTCCCGAGTCTGGGTTGGCGCCGCGGCCGGCGCGGAGGCTTCGAGAGCTACCGGCCAGGTCCTGGTCACCTCCCCGACGATGGGGAACTCGAAGTCGGAGGTGATCCGGGTGTTGACATCACCACCGAAGGATTCGCCGGGGACTTCGACCCGGCAATCCCCCGTGAGTGTGGGCCCGCCGTCGACCGTGTTCGGGACGTATTCGAAGGGCAGCACCTCGAGGTCGTGCTCCCAGAGGTATTCGGTGACCGACAGGGCCTCGTCGAGCCAGTCCTGGACGAAGGTGCCGGCCAGAGACCGGGTGTCGAGCTTGCGGCCTGGAGGGATCGTGTCCCCACAGAGAGTCTCCAGGCTGTCGCCGTCGTCCGAATAGGAGCTGTTGATCCGGATGTTCGTCACCTGACAGGAGAAGGCGAATTCGCTGCCGGTCTCACCGAGCGTGAGGGTTCCCTGGCGGACTTTGGCTTCTATCACTGGCATGTCACTCCTCCTATCTGTAGATGTCGAAAGCGATCACGGCGCCCAGGTAGTCGACCCCGGCCACCTCGTACTTCCCGGCCCGGCCCAGGCTGGTAAGGGTGACGGCGGGCATCTCCTCGAGGGTCCGGTAGGCGTGCTCGGAAAGGTCGGTGAGCAGATCCCAAGTGCCTTCCAGGGCGAATCGGCCGGCGTAGATGACCACGTTGAGCGTGATCAGCCGCTCACAGATTGACCCGCCCGGCCTCATCCACGGTTCGCCCGCGGTGACGATCAGCTCGGGAGTCACGACCAGGTCGACGGGACGGGCCGAGACGATCACAGTGGCGTCGACCGGCTGCTCCAGCGGGAGCGATGACCCTGGGGGGAGCTGCCGGATTTTCCTGACGGCTGGCCATGGACGTGCGGAAAAAGTCTCGGCGAGTGCCGCGGCCACCTCGGTCATCGTGTCCCGTAACAGGGTGTCGGTGAAGGTGATCATCAGCCGACCCCGAAACTGAGACGTTCCCCGGTGAGCATCGCCTGGAGGTCCGGGTCCCGGCTCATCACATAGACCGGTCCGGTGTCGAACCCGCCGGCGATCCCGAACGGAGCGTCGAACCGGGTGTAGTGACGGATGGCGGCCAGGGT